TCCCAGCCAAATTCTCTTGCAACTTGCCTAGTACGGGTTCTAAAAGCTGGCCCATGTTTATCCCAGTTGTTTGTTTTCCAGAACGACATATGACAAATTTCATGCGCCAAAGATCGTTGAACGGTATCAAAATGCTCATTACGCAAACGGCTTATAGTAATGATATGGGGCTTCTCTAAATCTTCTTGGTAACGATAGGTAGCCATAGCATCGCTTTCCCTTGTTACTTTAAAACTTATAAGTTCTGGCGCAGGCAAGTCCCATTTACGCATTGGATGACAAGATGCCATACAAAGGTATAGATTTTCTAGAATAAATGGGGTTAGTTTCATGCCATCATGCCATCATACTTTGTTAATACAGCCACGAAATTCAAACTCACCGTTTTCTTCATCAGTAACCATAATAAGCTCTGGCATTAACATTCTGCCCTGGTCAAATGAAAGTAACACTAGTCCAGAACGCCAGTCAAGGGGCGCATCTTCCGTGTATCCAAAACTGGGACTCAAAGGGTTAGCTAAACAACCAGTTTGAACTCCCCAATAAGTTCCTTGATAATTTGTTATAGGACTTGCACAAAGAACATGGGTATGACCCGTAATAATATTTGTATTGCCTGCCGCAGTTAAATTGTTATAACCTGCTAAACGACCGCCTTTATGCCTGTGTTTAACTACAGTATCTTCGCCTATCCAATATGACCAACAAGTTTTCCATTCAGGAAAATGGTATTTAAGGCTAAAACCATCTACACCGCTATATTCAGGTACTTTATTAACCAAAAATGACTCGTATCTTAAGTCGTGGTTACCCATGGGCCATATGAGTTCACAGCCTGCTGGCTTATGTTTAACAATTTCATCTAAATGGTAACGACAATAACTAAGTTCATCTAATACAGAAGGTTTTTCATCATAGTTAATAGTAGGGAAACGACTAAGAACTTGCCCGTCAAACGCATCGCCATTACAAATAATGACTTGAGGCTTAAATTCTTTAATCATTAATAACAAGGTTTTAAACGCTGTTGTGGTTACATTGGTAAAGTGGGCATCACTAAAAACTATGACCCGCTTAACTTTATCTATATCTATGCCCCGCCTTACATTGTGGGGGGTTTGTTCTATTTTTTTAATTTTTATTTTTTCTTGTCGCTGAGAATTAAAAGTAGGCAATTCAATGCTATGGTAAATTTCAAGCGCTTTACGCCTTGCCATTATTGATCTGGGATTCATTTTTAACACTTCAGCTACAAGCGTAGGGCTGCCCAGCTTATTCCATAATTCAATAAAAACTTCATCTGTTATTTTTGATTTAAAGGACATAGACACCCTATTTGATGTAAAGTTAGCGTATCTTAACCCATAATAGTGACAAAATGGCATATGCTAAACGGACTGACCAAAATCAACGAGAGATTATGGATGCTTTTAGAGCAATGGGCGCTCAAGTATTTGACTTATCTAGAGTTGGAAAGGGAATCCCCGACCTCTTGGTTGCCTGGCGAGGACACACACTATTAGTCGAGGTAAAGTCTAGTGAAAAAGCACTTTATACTAAAGATCAGTTAACTTTTATAGCCGCTTGGCAAGGTGGCCCACTTGCTAGAATCAACGATATTGAGGGCGTAAAAAACCTCTTAAACTCAATTTCTGATTTATAATAGATTAAGGAGATTATCATGCCATTAGTTAAATCAGCTTCTAAAGCCGCAGTAGGTAAAAACATTGCCAAAGAGGAAGCAAGTGGCAAGAAACCCAAGCAGGCTATTGCCATTGCATTAAGCGTACAGCGTGAAGCCGCCAAAGGTAAGCGCAAAGCTGCATTAGAAACCGCTTATAACAAATACATGAAGTAACATGGCTACGCTGGCTGAACTTCTTAAAGGCTATACACCGCCAACGGAGTCAGCCCTTGCCGACCCTATAAAACAGCATTTTAAGACTTTGCCTGCTCAAACAGCAGCAAACCTACTTAGACAGCGCCAAAACATAGATCAAGCCCTGACAATGGGAAATAACGGCATAGAAGTAGGTAATCAACAAGCAATGAATGAATTTATGTCTGAAGTTCCCAATTTAATGGGTTCAATAAATGTTTTAAAATCTGCCCAAAAACAAGCAGCTTTACCTGCTGCTGAAGGTGGTTTGGGGTTGCCTGCTGCTAATACACCTGCTGAAAGAGCAGCAGCCCAAGGATACATTGACTATTATCACGGAACTGAAAGATTAGATCGGTTATTAGAAAACAAAACTTTAAATCCTAAAAGAGCAACTTCTGGCCCAATGGCATATGGAACAGACAATCGTGATATAGCTTCAAGTTACGCCACAGGAAAAAAAGATACTAGCCGTATAGCTAATGATATGGGCGATATGTCACAATATTTTCAAGTTTCCCCCAAAGATTTAGGGTATACCCGCAGTCGTTCTCCTTATACAGTAGAACAAACATGGCATCATTTAAACCCCGAAACCCAAGCAGAAATTATGGATAAAGCCCGTAAAATTGGGTATGAAAATCCAGAATTAGCAACGGGTAAATTTATAGTTCACGCTACCGATGAAGGCGCTCCTTTTGGAAAACAACATTTTGAACATACATTGCAACGTGAAGCTAAAGGTAATCCATTAACTGCATTGCGCCAATTATATGCTGAAAGCGGCATATTAGATGTTTATGCACCGTCACAATTAGCTGATATATACAAATTAGCTGGTTATCCTCACCCTATTAGCCAAGCAAATGCGCCTTGGTCATCTGCGCCAGGCGTAATGTTAGGAAAAGCTAGAATAACTAATCCTATTCAAACAAGCAATATTGAAGAAATACAAACAAAAATAATTCCAGCTTTAGAAAAAGCATTTAAAAATGATCGTACAAGAGTAAAAAGTGGTGGAGCAGATCAATGGGACAAAAATACAAGATATACCCCTAAAGAATGGGTAAATACATTAAAACAAGATTTAATTAATGGCGTTGGAACTCCTATACCTGAACAATCTTATGTATGGACATCCATACCTGACAAAGTAACAGAACAACTTAAAAAACTAGGTTATAACGGAATCATTGATACAGGCGGCAAAATGGGAGGCGCAGGACATCAAGTAGTAATTCCATTTGAACCAGGTCAAGTGCGTTCTAAATTTGCAGCATTTAATCCTAAAGACATTGGTAAACCTGATCTTTTAGCTGCTGGTGCTGTATTGCCATTAGCTGATGAAGATAACAGACGAGCATTGCTTGAAAAGTTATTTGATAAAAAATAGGTATATAATAAAAGCCTTATATATCAAACACTTGAGAATATATGGAATCTAAAGTAGAAAACAGTAGAAAAAAGACAGGCGGCAGAGCAGCAGGAACGCCCAATAAGGCTACTCAAGAGGCTAGGGAAGCGATTAAAGCCTTACTTGATGCCAACATACCTTATATTCAATCGTGGCTCACAAGCACCGCAGAAGGCATCTATGACGATGACTCTCAAAAGTGGTTAGTTCAGCCTAATCCTGCTAAAGCGTGTGAGATAGTACAGAACTTAGTTGAATACTCTGTACCTAAGTTAGCTAGAACTGAATTGGTCGGTGATAAGAACGCCCCACAGCATATAACTATTTCATGGGCTGATGAAAGTTAAACTCTTATATCGCCCTAGAAGCGTATTTAGAGATTTCCATGATCGTAAGCAAAGATGGGCAGTTATAGTAGCTCACAGAAGGTGCGGTAAGACCGTTGCCTGTATTAACGATCTGATAGTTAGGGCGTTGACTGAAAAGAAACCTAATAGTCAATATGCCTATATAGCGCCTTATTATTCACAAGCTAAGTCTGTAGCCTGGACATACTTACAACGGTATTCTCAGCCTTTCCTAAAGCAAGCCAATCAATCTGAGTTATGGGTAGAGCTTATAACAGGCGCTAGGATCAGGTTATTTGGTGCTGATAATCCCGATGCTCTTAGGGGTAATTACCTAGATGGCGTAGTTTTAGACGAATACGCTGATATGAAGCCTAGGCTTTGGGGTGAAGTCATACGACCTTTACTTGCAGATCGCCTTGGTTGGGCTACATTTATTGGTACGCCAAAGGGCCATAACGGGTTTTACGACCTGTTTAACAATGCCGATGAAGATTGGTATGCCAAAGTCCTTAGAGCTAGTCAGACAGGCATTATTCCT